GGACCATACTGTAAGACTTGCCTTTTTGGAGTATTGGATTCAAGTAATAATTCTAAAATAATTATTGATGAAGAAGAAGAATATCGCCTTAGTGACGCGCAACACTAGATTTATTATCGTCAAATGGCGGATGGAAGAACGATAAGCCATAGATTCTTGGTTGAGTCTATGGTAACAAAGCTATCTAACCTTAATATACATAATATGAATGTAAAAGAAGAAGTAGAGAAGGCTAAAAATGGGTCAGAAAAGGCCTTTACTAATCTGTATAATGAATTCCAAAAGGTAATTTATGTAGCGATATACAATATAGTAAAAAACAAAGAAGTCGCAGAAGACTTAACATCTGAGACATTTATAAAGATTTACAAAAACTTACACAAATACACAAAAGACTTTTCATTTGTTATGTGGGCTAAAACAATTGCAAATCATCATGCTATTGATTATATACGTAGCGGTAAGAATCAATACAACACTCAATCACTTGACGATGAGATGGCAAATGTTATAGAGATTTCTGATTATACAGATCCTGAAACAAGCCTTATAAACAAAGAGATGGCATTACTAGAAAACGATGCCATTAAGTCATTAACCAAAAGAGAGTATGAAATAGTAAAATTAAGAGAAGAAGAAATTCCATACTCCAAAATAGCGGAGGAACTTGGAGTTAGCATAGGGACTGTAAAGAGTTCTATTCACAATTATCGTAAAAAAATTAAAAAATACATAACCAAAAAAGAATAAGTATATGAAAAAGACAAATCAATTGTCCTCTAGCATTATCAGATTTTTGCTTGAGACGTTTCTTGTTGTTTTATTGGGTGTGTTTGTTGGAGGAATCCAAGCTACAAATAGCTTAACTGTAATTCGTTCTGAATCCGGAATTTCTTGTGCCAATCACATAGAAAAAGGAACGAAAATTGAAACAGTTAAGAAAACTGTAGTTTCTTCAACTAAAGATTGTGTTTGTAATAAAGATGTGTATACACAAGTGTCTCGCAAAAGCCTTGTGATGAATACACTTACTTTGTCTAAAATTACAAATAACAATCTTGCTAGCAAATCGACATTGCCGGCAACACCCACTGTTCTAACTGAAAGAGCTCACAGTCCTCCAAGGAGTGACAACATAGTTAATACTAGTTAAGTTAAAATAAAAAAACAAAGAAGAAAAAAGAGAAAGTTAGATTTATCAAAAATTTAAAAAAAGGAGGAATTTATATGAATCTTCAAATGAACATGGATCATATGTTCAAATACCGTGAAATCCTTGTAGCAAAATCAGAGCTTGCAAGGCAGTGTGGAAACCAAAGACAGCTAAATGCTCTATTGAAGAGTATTACCGCAATAGATGTTATGTTGGAATCCGCTTTAATGGCAACAGTTGATAAATGCATGCCTGAGATTAAGTTTAATCTTGATATGTTTGATTCAACCAGTTTGCAGTTCTTAATGCCGAATGTGAATATCGCATTATTACCAAAAGACACACAAGTAACCCTAAAATTTGATAGCGAAGATGAAACTCTACCCAATGGAGACGAAAAGGCATCTACCGTATCAATCATCGAAGGATTATTGAAAAGCAACTTTACCTCAAATATAGAAACTGCAGTAAATCTGTATATTGAGAAAATTGATGCAAGTGCGTCGTTAGCCGAAGCATGGTTATCCATCGTAGCTTTATTTCCCGAAAGAGAAGTATTTAAAGTTTGGCACAATTATCTAACATCCATTTTCCGTACGCAAGGACCAATAGTTGCATTTGCATCAGCAAAGAAGCATCTTAAACAATGGGATGATTTAGAAGTAGCCAAGTTTATTGGAAAGCTAATTGAAGATCGCATTGCAACAGAGCCGTATTCTATTGCCAACGAGCTTCAAAATGCCATGAACCCTACTCAAGCCCAAATCTATGGGTATATTGAGGACAAAAAGATTTCTTCTTTGATTGACAAAATGAATCTTGAAAACATTAAATCAAAACAAGAATTCGTCCATCGGGTGGTAGCCTATTGCAATCCTTCCAAAAGAGAGCAAATAGAAAAGCGCCGGAAGAATTATGTAGAGAAAGGTTATTAACTATAAATTGAGTGCAAAATGAAAAATATAGTTAAATTTATCTGGATCCTCTCTATGTTTTGTTTAGGGATGTTTTTCCACACACACGACTTAGTGTCTGTCGAGAACATAAAATACAAAGCGATTTCTACATCTGAGTTAATCAACAAAGATGTTCAATGTGTTTCTGACTTACTTAAAGTAAGCAAGGGATATCCTGAAACCACTAAAGCAATTAAACCTGCTCTAGTAAAATGTAAAGAGATAAAAACTATTAAATCATCGAACAAGGAACTTGCCGCTACGAGAACCTCTGAGAACACGTTTAATAGAACATCTGAATCTGGAATAGCAACGTCGTTAGATGAGCCTGGCTCCAGTGGAATACTTCATATTGATTATACAAAGAATCCTATCGAAGTTGTTTTTACATTTTAAATAAAGAAAGTTATGGATAAAGTAAAAATTGAAATTGCAAGATTAGTTTCTTGCAGAGTAAGAAGGCTCAAGGAAGCATTAATGGAAACAAGGGAATTGCGTTATGTCAAATTATATGGCAGTGAAAGATACGAATTCAACTTAAGAGAACTCCAAGAAAAGCTCGAGTTTGATATTTTAACATATCAGACAAGAATCAAAAAAAGTCTTTGTTCATTAACTGGATATTCCAGTAAAACAGATCTCGAGATAGAATATTTATCAAAAGAAGATCTTAAATCAGAAACTTTAGATATCTCTAAATTGCAAGATGGGAGTCGCCTCTTGAATTTGAAAACAGGAGAAATATCTACACAGAGAGCTAGAAATCTGTCTAATCCAAATTAGCTATACAGATACCTTTTAAAACAGAAAAGGGGTATGTATATAGAGTTAGTTAACATGTATAATCTTTTAATTAGTATATGCTGGCTTGATGATGGATCAATTAAATTTGCCAGATACTAAAAGCGATTGGGAGCTATCGCTATACAAAATGCTCAAAAATGTAGGTGATACGTGGTTGCAGCCTAGACCGAAAGGGAATATCGTCAAGCAACAACAAGGTGTTTAAGCTTCACTATAGAAGAAGTAGAATCTATGTCTTAGCTTTTGAACTAAGCAGGAGATTAAGGCGAAGGCCGACATGTTTTTAGACATTCACGCAATATCAATGAGAAGCGGAAAGGTGTGTCCCTTTCAGAATGTAATAGTATGCTTCACAAGCAGACCATGCACATGGGAAAAAAGTGCAGAATAAATCAGTTCAATTTGAGTTTATTCACAATATATTAAATTAGGCGGAAGAATAAACAGGTTTGAAAGAAAACCCCGGCCAGAAGACGACGGTATTTATATGGAAACATGTAAACGAGATTGATCTATTTAATATAAAATCGCTGCAAAAGTTATATGGTGAAACATTTAATCTAAGCACAATAGGCGATATAATTCAGCTCTCAAGTCTTGGCTTAATTTGGGTTCGATTCCCAATATACCTTTAGGTTAAAAGATGCAGACATTCGTCGTTTCGAGATGTTAGACGAAGTAAAATAAGGAACATCCAGGCATCGCTGTGTTGTAGTGGCCTAAAACTACTGATGGACATTCTAGTAATAAAAGCTAGAGAACCTGAGAATCGGGGTATAACGATAGTCTTAACCCTAAACCAACGTCCCTTAATTCACTATTCGACGAGACAGAAATGTGATATATCAGATACTATCCTACCGGCGATAAAACGTATCGCTTTAGCATAAAAGTAGTGTATTACTGTCTATAATATGCGAAAAGAACTGAAACAGTTCAATGCTTCTCAATAGTGGAAGGTCAACCACTCAAAAACCTTATTTAGAGGTCCCCTAATGAGCGCAAGTGATGATTAGGTACTCTACTCCAATAAACAAATTCTAGACCCTTAGCGGGGCGCTAAATGCGTCGAAACTAAGCCTACATTAGCTCGATCAAGTGATTACTAATGCGGTACACAAGCTAGATTACAAAACTCAACCCAGGTGTAAGCCCTGGCATAGGAACTTCAGAAAACTATCTCCTCATTAGAGACAGGAATTGATACAAAGTTCGTTGTTTTACCAAAGTTTTATCTTTTTTCCAAACAAAAAAGTATATGCAAAAACATATGTCTCTTTAATTCTATTTCAATATATTGCTATTAGTGTATTTGAATCGAAGTTATGACTCGACAGTTGTTCGATAGATTGTAAAGATAATAATGTGATAGAGCCACATATTACTTGGACAATATATGTTTTAGCATCCCAATTATATAAATATGGACTGCATTGGCGTAAACCCAAATCGTTATCGTAAATAACGTGTCTATTTAAAAACAACAGAATTCTTTAAATGTAAGACGATAGTTAAGTTAACCCCGCATGGTGAACATTACGTCCTGTTAAAAGAAAGTATAGTAAAAAGATTTACTGTACGTAGACGCTCAAAAAATTCTACAATAAGTTTTATCGTAAGAGTTTAGTAGACTACAAAAAGAGAAAATAAAATAGTTTTTTAATCAATAAAAAATATAAAGTTATGAGCAAAAATAAAATGAAAAATTTCCAAGGTTTATTTGGAGGCGCAATTCACTCTATCGTAAGTACTTCAGTTGACGCAGGATACCGGGCTAAGTCCGATGAAGAAAAAATCAATGTACAAGCTAAATTGTACACAGTAAAAACTGTAAACGTAAACAGCTTGAAGCTTGCAAAAGCAGAAGGTGGTGTTGACGTTGTTATCGTTAACGGAGGCGAAGAAGGCCTAACTTTACCATGTACCCATGAATTTGTTACCAAAGCCGATCAAGTTGCCACATCTACTGATGGTGTAACTGGAAAATGGTTTGGAGAATATGCCGTTTGTGCAGATTTCTGCAATGCAATGAATGGAGCTGAAAAAGCTCGACTAGAAAAGATCATGAAAGATCTTCAAGGACAAATCGGCTGTTTGACTGATGTAATTTCTGCAAACAACCAAAAACGCGAAGTATATAACTTCGAAGACTAATACTTGCCATGAGAGTAAAATTGGATCGGTACGACAAGTTGAGACTAGCCGAGCTAGTTGACTCTTGTCTTACCATAACCAACGACTACACAATTAGTAGTAGTGGTGAAGTAGATTACTCTGAACAAGGTCTGGTAATGAGAGTCATAAAAGGCGTGGAAGCGTCTAAAATGGATTTCCTTACAGTAGTACATAATGTATCCGAATCAATCATGGGTAGAGTTAATTTAAATGATTACTCTAAATTCCTATGTGGTAAAGCACTTGGAATTTTGATTGATACAAATAACAGACCAGAAGTAATCAAATGTCTTTATGCAGCCTTTCTGCTTAAGGACAATCTGCTTGCAACACCAAATGGACGTGGAAATGCCAGCCAAGGTCCACTAAAAATAGATAAAATAGAAAAGGTGACTAGAACGGAAATCGTACCGGCAAAATTTGAAAAGATTCCTACTAGTAATGACCTTGCTCGAAATTTATCTAAAGATGTTGCAAATATCTTGAACAACGAACTCGAAAGAGGCTCTATTATCGTAATTAATGAATAAAAGCATAAATCAATAATATATTTTATTTAATCTAGAGAATTCAGCTAGAGTAACATCCTAATTGATATTTGTGTATAGTTGGAGTAACATCGTAATACTATATACATGTCGAAATATCAGGCTATGTTTTCTTGAAATTGAATTTTAAATATATTATTGGTTGAAAAAAAAATATTAATATAGGAGAGGGGTAACACCCTTTCCTATATCTAATAATATGTAAATGGTTATTGTAGGTTCGATTCCTACTATCATACACGGGAAGATTAAGATTTCTGGTTGAACAATTAAAAAAAGTATCAATCTTAAATAATAATCAATATATGCAAAACATTTTTAACAAACTTACAGTAAAAAAGAATTTCACTCCAACACAATTGATCGAAAAACGCGAATCTCTAATTGAAGATATCAAACGCGAATGGAAACGAATCCTATCTTTCAATGTAGTTACCAACGGTACAAAACAAGTGTTTGACTTGAAAGCTGTATATAAACAAATTAAATCATTTGAAGCTGATTTAATCGACATTAAAGTATCTATCCAGGCTGTGAATATGGGATTAACCTCTCTATCTCAAATGCCTAAAGAAAGCTCCTATCCATCAATCTTCATCTTATCTCAATTGAAAGAGCATAAGTTGAAATTGCAAAAAATTCCTACAAAAAAAGAGGAAGGAGAATCAGTAGTTTTCACTCGAAAATTCATTGATGAAGAAGTAGGAAAAATTGACGCACAAATCAAGAAAATTGAAAAAGAACTTGCAGATTACAATTCAGAAATCGTTTTTACAGTCTAACGTATGGTTATATTATTAGAAAACAAAGTTTTACCATGGGAATGTGAAGTTCTCACGTATAAATTGCACGAGAAATTAACAAACTCGATTATATTCGTAAATGCCCAGATGCCATTATTTGATTTGGTATGTAAAGACAGACGAGACAGCTCCAAACGAGTTATTCAAAACAAGCTGCGAGGTGATTCATTTTGTGATTACGTTACAGATGAAGAACTCAAAGAAAAAGGCGTATCTGTTGCAAGAGAACGAATATACGAGCAACTTACTCGACGAATGAACGAATATGGATTCTATGACGATCTTGAGACTAATAGTGTAACATCTAAAAGCCCAATATTCATAGTGTCTAATCTTGACGACAAACTAAAGAATGAATTCACTGACTCATTTAGTAATACATACATACTTAATAAGGAGGAAGGGAAATACACTATTGAGAGTTTTCTTGAAAGTAGTGATATTCTTTCATGTTTAAGTGGGATGCTAAATGAAGGGACTGAGGTTATTCAAAATGAAGATGACTTGCTGGCCTTTATTGAAGAAAAGAAGGCAGAAAAAGCCAAGTTAGATGCAAATAAGTCTTTAATCGAAGACGAAGAGCATCAAAACTTATCAGAGCATCTTGACAGACTGGCGCATACAGAGATTTTTGATTTCGGACTTGCAGAGCCGCCAACTGATAGAGCTGTTGATTTTCAAGAGCTCGTAATGAATGCTGCATAAAAACAAAAAAAAATAGGAATGATGGTGAAGTCGCTTAATAGCGAACTGGGTTCAATCCCCAGATTCTAACAAAACAAATCCTTTCAGATAATATCACATAGAAATTTTTAAACTTTAAAGTAATAAAAACCTATGCTGATAGAATTGGATTTAGATGAGGCGAAACGCCTTAAACTAACAATTAATCAGTTTTTATTGATTAAACTACTAATAGACAAGATCGATATCAAATCGTTGCTGGATGTTATCCCCATCAGCGAGAATGACGTTAGTATTTTAATTGAAAAAGATGTATTGACAAAAGAGTCTCTTGGCAGAGATATAAACAAAGTCGAACTAAGCGAAAGAATACTCGGAGAGATAAATCAAAGAGACTATTTTATGGAATTTTATAACCTATATCCTATATCAGTTACAAGAACTGACAATAGGAAGGACTACTTAAGATCTGACATGTCTAGATGTAGAAGGTATTATGAAAAGGAAATAGGAAATAGCTTAGCAAAACATGAACATATGATGAATTGTCTTAGATTCGAAACAGAGTTGAGAAGAAGAGAAAATTCAATGGGGTTCATGAAACGAATGAGCAAATGGCTTATGTCTGAAGAATGGCTAATATACAATGATGCTATGCAAGAAAACTCAGGCAAGAAAGAAGAAAGATATCAGTATGGAACAGACATCGAGTAAACTTTTAAAATATAAGCACATATCATCTGCCACGAATGAAATAATAGAATACATAAAAGATCGTAGAACAGGAAGCGTTAAATCACTTAGAACTAGGTGGTTTAAATTCAATAAACTCTGTATGGGTGGAATTGAACCTAATGCAATATATTCTGTAGCTGGAATATCTGGCAGTGGGAAGTCTTCCTTTGTAAACGCACTTGAAACTGACTTGATTGATTTAAATCGAGACGAAAAGACTATAGTATTAAGTTTCTCATTTGAGATGCTTAGTTCTAAACAAGTCGGACGAAAATTATCTTATAAATTGAAAAAAACTACATCAGAATTATACTCTGCTTCAGATAATGGAGCTTTGTCTGATACTGACCTTGAAAGAGTCGAAGAAGCTGGCACTTCTATAAAGGATTACCCTGTGTATTATGTTGATACACCTGGTACTGTTCCTCAGATTGCTGCTACTATCGAATTCTTTCAAAATACAATAGCCAAAGGGAAATGGCTTGTAGTTATCATTGACCATACATTATTAATTAATGGTAGTGGCAGTGAAAGAGAAATTATCGTAGATCTCGAAAAAGTATTAATAGGAGCCAAAAAGGTCGGAAAGACTTCTATAATACAAATATCTCAGATGAATAGAAATATCGAAGCATCAGAGAGGATGAATAATCCAACGCTTCATTATCCACAAAGAGGTGATTTATCAGCATCAGATGCTGTATTTCAAGCTAGTGACTACGTCTTGGTTATACACAGACCAGAAGTGTTAGGACTAATGTCCTATGGATATAATAATCTTCCCGTAAAAGATTGCATTTATATGCACTTTTTGAAAAACCGAGAAGGAGTTCTTAAAGTACTTAAGTTTACAAACGACTTAAAATACAATAATATAAAAGAATTCGATGATGAAGCAAAAAAAGATGACCAACAAAAACAATTAGAATTTGATTAATTTAACACGACAACATTATGGATAACAACGCATTTGTAGTAGAATTACCTTCTTTGACTCAAGATAAAAACGGTTTTTACAAAAAAGGTTTGATGGACCTAGTTATCAATAAATACCCTTGGCTAACAGTAGCTGGTATTGATGACCCAACTCGCCTTAAATCTGGTCGCGAACTACGTGGAGTAGAATACGCTGGTGCCGGTAATGTAATTACATTTGGCACAGCCAAAAGTCATGATGTAAACTGGATTCAACGTCCTGATTACGCTCGTGAAAAAGGCTACAACCCTGTTTATAACTTGTTAAAAGATTGGAATACAATCACAAGCAAACTTCATACATTTGCTATGGCAAAGAAACCTGTAGCTAAACCTACATGTGGATGCTACTACACTTCAGGCAACAGCTTTTTCGTTGATGGTCAAAAAGTTGAAATCTTTGATAATTTTATCAAGATTGGATATAACATTATCCCTCGCAACTTGACCTCTCGCGAATTGTATGCCTACACCCCAGCTACGATTAAGCAAATTGAGACAGTAATCGTTTATTTGTCTCGATAATATAAATTGATGCGAATCAATCAAATATTTTCAAATAGTATCACATAATTTCAGATTTATATTTCGTGTCTTAAAATCAGATAAGATATGATAAATTTACCTACAATCAAAACTAAACCTAAATTATCTAATCCAAAATTCTTAGTCTACTTTGGTAAACCAAAATCAGGTAAAAGCACTATAGCATCTATGCTAGAAGGCAACCTGATTATAGACTTAGAAAATGGATATGATTATTTAGAGGCTTTGGTAGTTAATGCCTCATCAGTTGACGATCTAAGAGATATAGCAGTAGCGATATCTGAAAAAAACAAAGAACTTGGAACGTACGCTTACAAATATATAACCATAGATAATGCGACAAAACTTGAAGAAATGACACTTTCTTTGGCTTTAAAACTTTATCAAGAAACTCCAATGGGCAAGCTGTATAACGGAGACGTTAGAAAACTTCCTAATGGTGCTGGATATTTGTATATGAGAGAGGCCTTATTTAAGGTTTTAGACATGTTTAAGACACTAACTCCTCATTTGATATTGATATGTCACACTAAAGACAAATTAATAAATAAAGAGGGTAAAGAATTAGGTGAAATGTCTATAGATTTAACAGGGCAAGCAGCTAGACTAGTAGCAGCTGATGCAGATGCAATAGCATATGTATACAGACGAAAGAACCAAACCATCATGAATTTGAAAAAGTTCCTTTATACAGCGATGTATATCGAAAAATTCTTTTAATTGCTGGAACATCTAAAAATAATATGCATAAAAACATAACCTTTATTAAAGTTTTACGTTTTATATATTATTAATGACAATCAGCAGCCAAGTTATGGAAGATATTTTTATAAAAGTTGAAAAAACAAGGAAAACAATAATTGGAAAAAATGGTAAAAATGAGTATAGGTACTATCTAAAGTTGAAGTGCAGAACATGTGGGTTCGAGAAAGAATCTCATGCCACAGAGAGAGATTCGCTTAAAAAATCTTGCAAAAACTGTGAAAAGAATAAGAACAGAAAATCATTTATAGATTATGAAAATAAAATATATAAAGTTCTAGATTATTCCCACACAAGCAAAGATGGAAAGCGTATATTTTTTAAAATAAAGTGCAAACTTTGTGGACATGAACATGTATGTAGAAAAGACCAAATTAAAGAAGTAAAAAGCTTTTGTGCATTTTGCAGAACAAATACAAAAACACCTACACTAAAAGCTCCTTCTAATGTTTATTATTGCCAATATAGATATGGAGCTAAATCAAGAGGATTAAACTTTGAGTTAACAATAGATGAATTTGAAAAAATAATACATAAAAATTGTTACTTCTGTAATGCTAAACCAATTCCAATAAGATCATTGAAAACATACAACAGATGCAAGCATGATATATATGTAAATGGTATTGATAGATTAAATCCAGAGAAAGGATATGTTATCTCAAATATTGTTGCATGCTGTCAGATGTGTAATAGGATGAAAATGAAAATGAATGAACCTAGTTTTTTAAATAAAATAAAAGAAATATACGAACATTCCATAAAAGGTTCAACGACTATCCCGAAGGGGAGTACACTATAAGTATATGATAGTGGAAAAGGAGAAACTCTCACTGAGAGTATGATATAGTCTAATCTGCATAGAAATATGCAGCAGTTCATAAGAGAACGTATATGATCTTACGAATCATATAGAATAAAATGTTTAATGGTGGTGAAGATTTAATCGTAGAAGCTAGACAAGCGCATCTCAGAGGTCAAGAAATAGTAGTAGCAGAGTCTGATGAAGACAACAATATTACTGCATTCTGGGATAAGATATACCTGCCTGAAGCATAAACATTAAAAAGGAATATAATATGAAATTTTCAACAAGTGATGCATTTAATGTAGAGAAAAAAGATGTTGCATTTCTAGATTCAGGAATACATGAAGATGTATTGATGACTGGAATTAGAAAAGAAAAATCTCAAAATGGAAATCTATTTATAGAGTTTGCATTTGCTAAAGACGGTAAGCGTCTTACTCACACAGAATTTGAGCCTACTAAAAGCCCAAACCAAAGTGATGATGAATTCAATTCAAAGATAAATAATCAAGTGGCTAGAGTATTACAGATAATGTCTGTATTCTATCCTAAAGATGTTTTGTCTGGATTTGAAGGAGATTCTTTCGACCAATTCGCAACATGGGTTAAGTCGTTATTAGACGCAGCAGACAAAACAAAGTTACTTAGAGTAAAAGCTGTTTATTCAGCTAATGGATATGTTGGTTTACCAAAGTATTCTGCATATACATTCATAGAAAGTATGGATATTGCAAAAGAAAACTCTAAAATAGCTAAGCTAGGTATTGATGTATTCGATAGACCAAACATCGGAGACAAAGAACAAGATACCAAATCTGCAGCTTCAACATTTGGAGCTAGTGCGCCATTTTGATAAATAAATTCCTTACAATATGTATAATACTAGTAAAGTATTAGCAGGTAGGGATAGACAACCAAAAGTATCCGATATAGTAAAGTCAATCCCAAGCGATGACATATGGAAATGCTATATCGGAGACTTTAGGGTTGGTAAAGTCTATAACTCTCCATTGAGAGAGGATAAGACGCCATCCTTTGGGCTGTTTAGAAGCCATTCAGATGGAGCTTTGTTATATAAAGATCTTGCAACAGGAGCATCTGGTAATATATTTTCTTTCATAAAGGAGTATAAAAAACTATCTACAATGAAAGAGGTTTATGATGATATATTAAGCAATCTAAATAAAGGCAGCATATCTATATCTGATAATAAGGATGTATATAAGAAGTCTAGAGGTATAAATATTTCTGTAAAAAGGAAACATTTTGAATCTCACGATATATTGCTCTGGAAACAGTTCAATATAGATTTAGATATACTTAAAAAATTCAAAGTAAATGCAATTACAAATTATATAGTTGATAATAAAATATTGGCTACATATAGTGATGACAATCCAATGTACTCTTACAAAGTATTTGATAAATTTAAAATATATCGACCACTTGCCCCAAAGACAAATAAGTGGAGAGGAAATTTATCTAATTTGGATATACAAGGTTTTGAGCAGCTACCTAAAAATGGTGGTTTGCTTTTTATAACAAAATCATTAAAAGATGTCATGACTCTAGACTCTTTAGGATATGCAGCAATAGCGCCAGCTAGTGAAACAAGCATAATACCTGACGTTGTCATAAAGAATGTAAAATCAAGATTTAAAAGGATTATTATATTCTATGATAGAGATATGACAGGAATGACTTTTACAAGAAAAATAGTCAACAAATACCGATTCGAATTTGCATTTATAAATAAAAAATATAAATGTAAAGACATAAGCGACTTCGTTAAAAAATACGGAGTGGAAGACACAAAGAAATTACTATTAAAAATAACAAAAGGGCAGCTCTAACTGGAAGAGATCTTAATAAGATTGTAGGTCGATCTGCACTGCTAACTAATAACAAGGATGAAATTTATTGTAAAGAAAATAAGACAATATTCCGAAGAGGCTGATTTAAGTCTTTTAAAGGGAATGAACAAGCAATTGTTTATTACAAAGCAAGAGAATGGGATTCCTTGTATAATAATAAATGGGCTTGTTTGCGATTCAAGTGGTACGCCATTCAAAAATACAAATCTTCAAAGCGAATTTGAATTTATCGCAAAACGATTTATGGGCTGTAAAACAATAATACTAGGAACTATCAAAATTGCAGATAGGAGTAGTTATTCTTGTATGTCAGATTACACAGAGTCGAGATTGAAGATAATGGAAGTGGTTAATTCTACTTCAGAAAGATACAAAAAAGGATATCTAGAGATTGTAATTGAAAATGGAGTTTCTGAATTTAATTCAAACATGCCATATAGAACTATGCATGGTATGATTTCAGGAATAATAAAATCAATACAATATGCTGGAGTCGACTATCTAAACTCACAAAAAATAAAGATGGTTCCTGTAATAGAGGTGAATAGCAATGATGAGGCTTCTATTAGAAGCATCATAAAATCTAACTCTATTATTTTTAAGAATACTTTAATAATAGACCCAGATTCTGTATATTATAATGAAGATGGAGATTATACTAAGCAATTAGTATCATTCAATCTCAATAAGCTTGGTTCTTACAAAATCAAGAAGATATACAAACAAGACCTTGGAGAACTATCTGGATTTGTAGAGTTGATGACAGAAATGATATCATCTTTAGACGTAGAAGTATCTAAAGGAAAAATATTGCGAGTAGACATGACTGGAATTGATGAATTCAGAAGGTGTGTTCTACTAAAATCAATAACAGATGGAAACATAAAAGAAATATATCTTTATGGTTTTTCTGAAAATAAAAAAACAAATTTAAACCTACCATAATATGACACTTATCAAAAGCGAAAATACGAAAATAGATTTAGGATCTGCTTCGTTTGGAGGACCAGAAGCTGCTTCATTGATGGAGTCTATAGGTGCAATATCTCCTGATAGATTCATCGCGGCTATAGAAAAGTATAGTAACTTTGGAATCATCCAATCTATAAAAGCAGCAACAAGCACTGTCCTAAATAAAATTGAGATTGAAAAATACTTTAAAAACGATTCTAATAAATCAGTTAGAATATGCATGCATAGAAGCTTAGTTGAATTGATTAAGCAATCTGCAGACAGCAAGATTAAAAGTAGACTTTCAGAAATAAATGAAAAGTTATCTCTGAAATCAGACATGGTTGCATTGGTCAAAAACCAATATGTAATTAAAAATAACTTTAATTTTTTTAATTTAAATATAGGCGACGATGCTACGACAATAACCTATTCAACTAGGAAATTCATAGAAGAAAGAATATGGTTAATAGTCCTATATGATTTTATGAACACAGTGATTTACTGGCCTGATGAAGCTCCAGATGGAAAGAGAATTGAATTTTCAAATATCAGAGCCTTGATTAGAATATACTTTACTAAGAAGGTAAGTCAGCATCACAATAATCCTTTATATAGAGATATAGAGATTTTAAGTACTACACATAGACCGTACAAGCGTTTTGGATATGGTTGCCTTGTTCCAGGAGCTAGACCATACATGCCATCTGTAATTAATGGACTTTCATTAATGACAACGCTTTCTAGAACATCAGGAATGAGTATCTCTTGTCCTAAAATGTTCTCGTCAATACTAAATGCGTATGAGCATGATTTAGCAAAATTAAATTCAATATCTAAAGTAGAAAAGAAACTACACATCAATCAGGTTAGTGGTTTCGAGTCAATAAAGAATGTAAGAGTTCCTTTAAATGACTTTATCCCAGAAGAAGATGTTGAAGCTGCTAGTGCGTCATTTTCAAAGATAAATGAGTTCATAGAGTCATTTGCAAACAATGTAAAGAAATATGAATTGTCTCTAAACGCAAATAAATGTAGCGAAGTAAAAGAAGTCAAAGGATATGATATTGTTAAATTATATCATATATCTTCGTATAAAGAATCTACATTTGAGATGCCACTTAAACAAACTGAAGGAATAAATGGATCGACTGGAAAGGTATATAATGGATGGAAGGTTGATGAGAATGCGAAAGCAGGAACTCTATTTACATCTTGTATGCGAAATTCAGGTTCAATCGCAAGAATAGCATTCTACGCTAAAAATAGTGACTTTATATCAATGTTGGCAGTAACAAATAAAGCTGGTAATAAGATATCTGGCCGAGCCATAGTGTGGGAAGACCAATCTACAGGATTTAAGTATGTAGATAGAATTTTCTACAAAGAAGAATCAGACTTGAATAAGATTGTTGCACATGTGGAAAATACTCCTAATATGTTTAACATTCATTTAAATCAGGGTTCTAGATTTTCGTCTAGAAAGAATGGAGGAGAAGTGTGTTTTAAATTAGATAAATTGATTTACGACACACACATGCCATATCTAGATTCTGTTTGTTTTTATTTTGACAAAAAAGAGCAAGTTCCAGTATTAATGTCTAGAAACTGTAGAGAGTCGTCTACAGGTAGAAAGCTTGAGTATTTAAGTGTTGGAATATACGACTCAGAAACAGATTCTTCTAAAGATAGCTTGAATACGAAAGGGGAAACAGCTAGATGTTCCATATGTCGAATGAATATGGGAGGAAAGAAGTCTATACGCATATCAGTCCATGGAGATACTAATCAGGTATGCGAAAAATGCTTGAAATTAGATTCAACAGGAGAACTATATGTTAGTAAGCGATATCTGAAATGGTTTCTGTCTAAATCAGATTCTACTAGTAATTTTGTTAATCGCGTATATCATTGGAACGATGAATCTAAGCTACTTGTCGAAGATCGTTATTTTAGAAAATTTGACGAATTGAAAAAAGTAGAAAAAGGTGGAGATTACTTAGCAACTTATTTTGCATTTATAAACAAATTTACCTCACGAGGATATGATTATGTTTTAAATTTAAAATACGATAAAAGTCGTAATAAGTTTATGCCTGTCGAAGATGTCAGAAATAATCTTATGGGTAAAGATACTGATATTTACTATGATTCAACTAATCTAAATCTCATTGAAGTGAGTGGCGAGCCAGTTCTTGTAGATAAGAATATGTCGAAAGAATCAGAAAAGTATCTAGATGCTATTAAGAAGATCGTAGAGATTAGAAGATATCATAGGAAAATACCATTTGAAAAGTGGACAACCAACACAACCAACAAATTAAAACTAAATACATGTTTTGCGAAGTGGTGTGATGCTAGATTTTTGAATGGAAGTTACTCTCCTGATAAGATTGGTAGTCTTACTAAAGAAACTATTGATAACGTTTTAAGTTATTTTATACGATGCAGTATCACTGATTACGAAAACATAGAGGCGTTTAATGTGAAGTTGGAAGAGTTAAATGAACTATTACGTACATTAAACAGATTGCTTTCACAAAAAACAATATCTAATTACATATCTAGTTCAAACGCAGATGCTAGAATTTTGAAATATTTATCACTTAATCAAAGCGGATGGAAAAAAGCCTGTTAATAAAACTGGTGGAAATCCAATCCTCTTCCACCGAAGACAAAGAAATAAATGAATTTATACACAAATACCTCTTAGGAATTAAAGGAGTATCTGTAGAAATAGATACATTTGGCAATATTTACGCAACTAAAGGGAATGGCGAAAATGGATTTAAATCTATAGTATGTCATACAGATACGGTTCATTCTATAGAAGAAGATCGTATCGTTGTTGAAGTAAACAATACATTGGTTGCGTTTGCAAAAGACAAGACTAGAACTCAAAACTCCTCAAAAATTAAACAGGTTGGAACTGGAGGAGATGATAGATGTGGAATCTACACATGTTTAAAAGCATTAAAAGATTTCAATGATATTAAGGCAGTATTCTTCAGGTTTGAAGAGTCTGGCTGTAGAGGTTCTAGAGCATCGAATTTATCTTTCTTTGATGATTGTAATTTTATATTGCAATGCGATAGGAAGGGAAGTTCAGACTTTATAACTCATTCAAATGGTCTTAAAATAACCAGTGACGAGTTTATTTCTGATTCAAAAGATATACTAGGAAAATATAATTATAGCACAGCAATTGGTATAGCTACTGATGTTGGAGCGTTACGAGGTATGGGATTAGAGATATCTACATCTAATATATCTTGTGGTTATTATGACCCTCATAGAAATATCGAGACAATAGACTTGATAGATTTAGAGAACTGCTATAATTTAGTTTCTGAGTTATTTAACGAATTAGGAACAAAAAAATATGTATTCAAGAAAGAGCCAGTGGTAACTTCTACGTACATAAGTAGACCAAAATCAAGATTTACATTCGAAAGAACAAGTAACTACTTTAAGGATCTTGCAACTTCATCCAATGAGGTTGAAAATGATTCTAGCTCCATGTTTTCTAATATACCTAATACTAAACTATACACTATGCTTAAGTATGACAATATACTTATGGATAAGTGCGAATGTAGTGTTTGTGGTAGCAAAGATTCAATATTAATGAATACCATTTCTGGCTCATTATATTGTGTTGAAACTAATATGTGTGGTCTAATTATAGATTCTGACGCATATAAACGCTGTATAGTAGAAGATAAAGGAACATCTTATTGTTTAGATAAGATACAAGGATTTTGGATTAAAGATTGTGATGCCTACTGGGATGAACAATTAAACACATATAGATTGATAGACGAGAATTTAGTTTATTAGTCTAAAAATAATACCTCATGATCGGGGGGTATGTTAATATTAGATCATGCAATTAAAAGAAGATAGGAATAATACTAGAACGAAGTAGACCTCTAAGTATATTTGACCGCATAAAGATTAACATAGCAATGCTATGAATATCCGGTAAGCCCGATAATGAAGAAAGTGCAAACGCTTCAAAATCCCATACAAAGCCCTCTTATTTATTGATACTATATGCATGTTGTGTATAGACATCTTTACTTAGGCCAGCCAACTAGTGGGAACCTATCTTCTTTTTTTTTAAACCAAACCAATTATGAAGATAGAAATACCATATTATTTAGATTCAAGTAGAATATCTAATAGTGCATTAGGCTGGTTCAAAAAATCACCAAAATACTATAGAGATAGACTTGATGGAAAAATACCTGGAGAATCTTCTAAAGCCATGGAAAATGGTACAGCAGTACATATGTATATCTTACAGCCAGAAGAATTTAAGAAGGAATACAAGGTTTTAAACTTTGAATCACCTTCATCGCCTAATCAAAAGAAGTTTTGTTTAGATTACATAAATTCAAAGGCCACTACAGCCAAATTAAAGGCCTTAGAGGCATTTAAAAGTAATTATAGTGCAACTGGTAAGAAAGATGATGAAATGGCCTTAAAAGGGCTAGAAATAGCCTTAAAGCTTAAGGACTACATCAAATGGATTAGATACTCAAATGGAAATGTAAAAACATTAACATGGTCAGAATTGAATTCTCTAAAACTTATAAAAGAATCAGTTCTTTTGCATAAAAAGGCAAAGGAATTATTGTTAACTAACGATAACTCTGAATCAAAAGTAAGCTTTAGTGAGTTTCATATAAATTGGGAATTTGTAACAGAGAACAAAATAAAACTGAATTGCAAATCTCTTATAGATAGAATAAAAATAGATCATGAAGCAAAGACTGTATATCTAATAGATATAAAGACTACAGGATCTATAAGTGATTTTAAGAAATCATTCAATGAGTATGACTATGGAAGGCAGATGGCTTTCTATTGGTATGCTATATGCTGGTACTTTGATAACGTATCAAAGATAGATATATCTGAATACAAACAAAGCACATATATAGTTGCTATAGAATCCAGAAACAAAGAAGTAAAAGTTCTTGAAGTTCCAGAATCTATATTGATTGAAAAATCTAAAGAGATAAAAAACATAATATCGCAAATAGAATGGCACGAAAAACATAATTTATGGGAATTCTCTAAAGAATACTATGAGAATGACGGAGTAGAAACATCATTATATGAAGTATAATAATAACGCAACAAACACTGCAATATATCTATTACCGTCTGTATTACTACATACTTTAGATTATTACGGTATAAGAGAAGCCGACTTAGATAAGGTAAGTGTTATGAATTATGATATAAATAAGCCTCACTTAGATAAACATCTATTTATAATGATAGAAGTATCATTATTTAAGAATCTAAGAATATACGCATTTCAAAGAGAACGTAATTTCGAAAGATATTATTTTTCTAGAATAGCGGATAAGGATTATATCATATTCGTATTTAAAATTATAGATGGACTGTATTTTAAGGATACAAACATATATGAAAGTGTATGTTTAGGCAATGTCCAATTGCTACCATTTACATACAAGAAATTTATATGTTCTTATTGGGACGTATCATTTAAATTTGATAATGTATTTAATATTTTATTTGACCCAGAAATGAGTGATAATAGAATAGAGATACAAAATGATATAGTACCTGAGGAAACCTATATAGAAACACTTGCAGATAAAATAAGTCTAGGCATATAAAAAGAAATATCCTGTCTAAGATTTAACACTCAGGCAGGATATTCTATAAAACTGTAATCAACTTTGGAAATACACTAAGTCTTTACAGGTGTAGAACTCATTTCTTTTTCTTATCGCTTAACCATTCTTCTAGATTAAAAATTGAATCAACCTTTTTCTTCTCCTTTTTCTTTTTAACAGTTTCACTTTCTCCAACTATACTATTCACTACTGAATATATTACTGAAGCCTGGTTTTCGGCAGTAGTCTTCTTCTTTTTCAAATCTGGGCTAATCCAATCCTCTTTCAAGTGTTTCAAAGGTGTAAGTTTAGTTAATGATTGTTGAGCTTTAGATTCATGCTTGTATACGCCACTTCTAACCTCTGTATCTAAATCACCAGATAGTGTTAGAGAATATAAATCACCAAATGCATCCATCATAGGCTTAGCGGCAGTAGGACTTTGAATGAAGCCCCATGTATCTGTTGGCATTACAGATGCAGAAGTTTCTGTTCCAGTCCTTAGAATCATTGTAGCTAACATATACTTAAAAGAATCCTCATCATCTCCAGCAGATCTAAATAACAACGCAGCTATTGTATATAGTATTATTACGGATGTAAATTGAGCTTGAACCCTACGTATAGCATCTCTTTCCTTGGCAGTTAATTGTTTCTTTTCTATTAGTTCTCTTTCTTTGCCAACAACAGCTCTACCGATATTCTTGATTATAGCCATGTTCCTATGGTTATTTTCATACATATATTTAGCGAGAGTGATATACATGCCTTCCACTTCTCTTTGCTCTTTGAATGAATATACTCCATTTCCAAACAAGTTTTGCCACACATTAAGAATCCACTGTCTATTAAGTAATACAGCAGTTCCTAGAGCTGAGCTAAACAAGGAGGATTTACTACTTTTAGTAAGAATACCATCAAGTCTAGCAGCAAGATTGTC